TTACATGATTGTACAGAACACCTTGGGTGCTGTACGAAAAGAGCAATTGTACAACTCATTTTTCTTCTTTTTTATTCTCCTGTTCTTTCTTCTGTGGTTGTGGTTGAACAGGAGTTTTTTCCTTGTAAGTTGGCCTCTTTGGATGTGGCTTTGGTTTCTTTGGATTTAATTCGAATGACATTTAGCCCTCACACGCTAAACAGACCTCCTCAGTAGCCAGTTGCTTCAAATCAATTTCTTGTATAATTTCACGTTCAATCTTTTTGGATACTTTGTCGGCCTTTGCTAGTTTCTCTGAACGGCAGTAATACAATGTTTTCAGGCCTTGTTTCCATGCCTGAAAGTGTACTGCATGTAAGTATTTAACATTCACATCAGGTCTAAAAAAGAGGTTAATGGATTGCGCCTGGTCAATGTAATGCTGTCTGTCAGCGGCGTGGTCCACAACCCATCGTTGGTCAATTTCCATACCAGTTTTGTAGACATCTTTGGTGTATTCATCCAGGAAATCCAAGTGCTGGACGGAACCGTCGTTTGCAATAATACTTGACCAGATTTCTTGATAGTCCAATTTGTTGTCTGCATCACATTTCTCCTTGATGATTTTATCCAAGAATTTGTTTTTGTTTAGAAAAGCGCCTGAAAGAGTGTCTTGTCTATAAGCATTAGCACGATAAGGCTCAACGGAGGGACTAGTGTTGCCCATAATAATGGAAGATGAAGCATTAGGAGCAATGGCAAGCATATGGCTAAACCTTTTACCTGTACCAACAGCATCAGGAGCCTCACCTCTTTCTTTTCCCAATTGGAGATTTGCATCATCTAATCTTTCACGAATATGTTTGAACACTTGATTGTTGAATGACTTTGCTACTGCCGATTCAAACGCAATATTTTTTTTCTGAAGAAGAGCATGATAACCAAGAGCCCCCACACCAATACTGCGCTCTTGTTCAGCAGAGAACCTGGCTCTGTGAATAGCATCAGGAGCATTGTCAATAAAATACTGAAGTACATTATCAAGCATTTCCGCCACGTCCCGCAGAAAAAGTTCATTACTCTTCCAATCATCATAATACTCCAAGTTTACAGATGAAAGGCAACAAACCGCTGTGCGCTGTTTATCTGTAGGTAAAATAATTTCTGAACACAAATTTGATTGCTTGATGCTCAGACCTTTTTTCTTCTGAAAATCTGGCATTGCACGATTGCTTGTATCAATAAAGTGAATGTATGGTTCACCCGTCAGCATACGTGTTTCAAGAATACGCTGCCACAATTCACGTGCAGATACTTTATCTTTGACTTCACCACTATGTGGATCTTTAAGTTCCCATGTATCATCGGCATCATGGTCAAGCATACATGTTTCAATTATATGCATGAATTCATCTGTAATGTTAATTCCATGATGTAAATTCAGTGTGCGTAAATTAGGATCACCTGTGGGTTTACGCATTTCTAAGAAAGAAATAATATCAGGATGAGAAATGTCAAGATAAGCAGCATAAGAGCCACGCCTTGTACGACCTTGTCTATATGCCAGTGAAGATGCATCATAAGTACGTAGATGAGGCATGATGCCAACGGACTTATCATCAGCAGAACGAATTCCCAATCCAATTCCAACTCCACCTCCCAACATTGAAAGCCAATTTACTTCTGAAAGAGTGTTAACCAAACCTTCTGCACTATCATCAAGATAGGGGAGAAAACAACTAATAGGCAAGCCACGCTTACTACGGCCAAAAGACAAGATAGGAGTAGAATAAGAAAGCCAATGCTTACTACTGTAATCGTAAAGCCTCTGAGCATGAGCAACATCACTTGCAAAGGCAGCGGATACAAATGCAAATCTTTCTTGAGGACTTGATTCAGTCTCTCGCATGTATGATTCTTTGAGTCTTTTAATTCCGAGTTCATCAAATAATTTATCTCTCTCTAGGTCTATTGTAATGCTGCTAATATCTACCATTTCTTCTCCATTGTTATTGTTCTAGTGCTGCTACTACATTTGGAAATTTATCTGCAATAATTTTCCAGCAGGCCGCTGCCACTTCGGCATGTTCTTTCTGTGTACCATTTTCCTTACGCAACTGACAGTAGTGGATCCAACTACGCAATGTACCATTCATGTACATACGTGACTGTGTGTTGCCTTCTGGTAATACTGCACGTGCTTGTTCTTTTGCAATACCATTCGCTATCGCCCAATCGTATGCTGTTTTTGCTTCAGCAATTAGATTGACTTGCTTAATTTTCCATTCCGACTGCAATTCATTATCGTCAGTCTCAATAGAGTTTTGACGATTCTTTGCTACGATGTCGCAAGATTTGTCTTGCAATGTCCCGTGTAGTGTTTATTTCCATAACAACGTTGACCATTTCAAATGGTGACCAATGTTGATTTTTGATGAGATAACGAATTAATTTCTCATCACCTCTTGTCATATTCTGATTGCTTGGATTTGATACACGTGCCATGTGTACAATCAAATCTTCAGCGGAGTTGTGACCTGCATACGGTGCAGTCACACCAATTAACTTCACGTTCATAATTTCTTCCAAAAAGTAAATTTGGCTATAGCCTCAAGTCCATAAAATGTATTACTATCTATGATTTCCTGGATTTCGCCTGTTGAAAAACCATTTAACACCATCTCATTAATATCTTTACCATCTATGTTATCAGGCCAAATGACGACATTGTGATTTGATTTGATTGCATTTTCAATCAACTTGCACACTTCTTTATTTCTTGGTTCATTGTCAAATACAAGCGTAATTTTTTCTGCTTGAATATTTTTCACTGTTAGAGCAAGATTTGCGTCACCTGATGCTACACAATTCTTCAGAAACAAACTATCTAGTGGACCTTCAACAAGATACACACGTTCTTTTAAATTCACACGATCCATGCCAAAAACAAGTTTATTATCAGAATCGTCTGTTCTCAATGTAACATAGCGTAGTGTGCGGTCGCTTGTCTCTAATGCACGACCAGACACGGCGACCAATTCATTCTGATAGTTATAGTATGGTATAACTAGTCTTGCATCTTCAACTAGATTTTTATCGTGATTTGGAATTAGCGCATCACAAAATGCTTTGTAGTTTGAAGTGAACAGCAACTTATCATAATGTTCTTCGGGGATTAGCCGATTCTCAGCATACGTTAAACAAAAATGTCCACTTGGTAAACTACTGAGCCATTCCCCATGTTCAAATATGCTGCGCTTTTTGATGTGACCAAATTTGGGTGGGTTGGTGACGATTCGTGGTGATACTTCACTTTTTCTGTGATACGTGTTGGCAGTTCCGGTTGTGCCCGACTTATATTTTTCGAGTACGTACTCTCCATGTAAGGATGAGTCGATGTGCTTGAGGAAATTGGCGACATTTGTTCCTACTCCACAGTTATGACAGCGGTAAAATAAATCATTACCCTTGGCGAAAACATAGCCTCGGGCTTTAAGTAAATTTGTTTTGGAATCGCCACAATAAGGGCATGAAAAATTCCACAGATTGGTATTCTTCTGCTTGAAGTTACGCAAGCGGGAAGAAACCATTCTCACATATTTTGCATCAATGTATAGAGCCATATCTTCATTATAACACTACTACTCACAAAAATCAATTAATTAAAAAACTTTGCCAGGTATTCAAATTTGACGTTTGAGATCATCCATGCAACAACGACAACACCGCCGGCAACCATCCACTTCCACTGCATCAATGACTTTAGATCGTCATCTTCTTTTTGATTGTGTTCGGTGATATGATCACGTAATGATTTGATTTCATCCATGATTCTACGCTCAGTCAGTTCTATTTTATCCGATAGATTTCTGTCTGTGGTAGTAATACGTGAATGAAGTTCTTTGATATCGCTTACGGTATCTTCTTTGCGTTTGTCCATGTCTTTGTAAATCTGATTGACAATATTGGCATTGTTATCGGTAAGTTTTTCGATAACACGGTCCATCTTCTCACAAAGGTCTACAAGTGTATAGACCTTTTCTTTGAGAACGCCAACCTCTACTTTAAGTGCTACATCTCCGTCCATTTTATTTCTTCTCAGGAATCTTTGTGCCCTCTAGTTTCTTATGAACTTTGATGGTCTTGCAAACTTCTTTTTCTTTTTTAGTTTTGTTATCAAACTCTTTGACACAAACTTTCTTTTCTTCAGCGGCAAATGCTGCTTTGGTCAATGGTGCAAAAAGCAGAAACAAAATCATTGATGCTAGGGCAAGTTCTTTTTTCATTTCTTTTCCTTGTTAGTAAATTTTTCAGTTGCGGTAAAACCCAACCCACCAAGGACAATATACATTATAGCATCAATTGTCTGTGGATTCAACTTCTTTTCAAAAAACAATTCGGCAATAAAACCCGTAGCAAGCAAAAGGAATGCCAAAAAGGTAATTAACCTTTTGCTGCTAGGATTCTGTTCATTTTCTCCAGATAATGCTTTAGCAATAAAACTAATCATAGTTCTGGATGTAGTGGTTGTGCTGGTGCTTCTTTACCACCAAAACCTGTTGCAACTGCTGGTGCAAATGCTGCTACTGCGGCAACTGGTGCAGCAATTTCTGCACTGCTAGTTGAAAACGTTGCACTAAAACCACCACTTGGTGGCAATGAAGGTGATGGTGTTGGTACATATGGCTTGTTTGCAGCATCAATCGCTTTTGCTCTCAAGTCTTTGTCATCACCTGCCAACATAATGCCTGACAGTGTACCAGTCAAGAATGTGGCAATTGGAATAATTAATTCAAAAAATTTGTTGTCAACAGGACTCATACCGTTCATTGGCTGAGTTACAAAAATCAAACTGTATAGAACAACAAATACAATACCAAATAGTGTTAAACCTAAAACGATACCAATAAAGAACTTCAGTCGTGCATTTAGTTCCTCAGTAGTGTATCTTTCTCCTGACCATAGATCCTTAATCATTTGCATTCTCCTTTACTTGGAACTTGTTGAAATTGTGTTGATGGTGAAGGTTGACCTGTTTTATTTTTTTCGTAATGAGTCAAGTCTTCAGGACAAGTTCCGTTTGCGCTACAATATGGTTTCTTACATTGTTTCTGATCCCAATTTTCTGGGTCTTGGCAAGGATAACGATAGTTCTCTTGACAAGCAACCAGTAATGGAAACAATAGAAGTGCTAGATATTTCATTAGTGTACTCCTAGAACGTGAAGTGCATGTTCATAATGTTTCTTGCGATCTTCAAGTCCTATGGTGCCACCATTGATTCTCTTGGTCATTGTAAGAATGTCACCTTTATCAGCCCATTGATTGAGTTTATTTGTTTCCCAAAACCAACATGCAGACTGTGCAGCACCTTCGAATGTTTGTGTATATTCCGCTGCTTCTTCAGGTGAAATTTCTAATGAAGCGGCAAACCAAGTATAGTTTGTTTTGCCGGTCAGTTGAATGAGTCCTCTACCACGATATTTGAATCCATCACCAGATGCTTCGTTGCCGTTACCCATGCGGTCAGCATAGATACGATTTGCAATCTTTTCTGGTTTCTTTTCGTATGCTTTTGCAGTTGCCATATCTGGAAAATATTTTCCGAATATCTTCATCAGACTTTCTGCTTTGTAGTTCAAGTTTTCAGTAAGAAAAACAAAACCACCAGACTCATGGGCGCACTGAGCAATAAACGATGCTATGCGTTGTGGTGTATTGATTTCATAATCTGGAAGTAATTGGCTTAACGCCTTGTGCCACTGATCAATGTATGGATTTTTTGGTAGTAATTGTTTTAATTGTTCTTTTGTAAGTTCCATGTGTATCCTCAGGTATTATTTTACGGAATCAAAAATCTCCTTTTGTAATCTATACCATTCTATCCACATTTCAACTTTGTCACTACACTTATGATACTCCATGTAGTTATCAGATACGACCGTAATCACTTCACTCAGTTTGGTCGTTCCTTCTTGCACTTGCGTCAGTGGCGGGCAAGGTCTCCCTAATGATTCTGGCATTTCGGGAAACTTGCGAGCCACTGGTACTGTTGTACTACAGCCCGATATCAATAAAACTATAAGTAATTTTTTCATGGCTTCTTGGCTGCTTCGTTCAAAATGCTTACTACGTTAGAATCAAGTTCGCATTTTGCATCAATAACTTTTTCCACTTCTTTAATCTTTTGGACAACAATCTCTCGTTTTTCAACGACTCTCTTTGTTCTCTCTCGGATTTTCGTTTCGATAACAACATTTGTCTGCTGTGATTTCGCTTCTGCATCTTTTATTTTCTCCTCTAATTCAGCCACTCTTTGGCGCCATTCTTGCTCGACGCTATAGCCTCCTTTCCAGTATATACCGATGCAAAGTAATGCTATGGAAACGTATTTAATAACGTTTGCATAGTTGCCAATAAATGGCAGTCTACTACCTAAAAAACCCAATACGGCACCAACGGCACCGCAGATTAAAACAGTGTTGATGATGAATAAAAGAAAGCCCGATGGCAAAAAACTAAGAAGCCACATTTGACTTTCTCTTTATAAATGAAATGAATGTTGCAGTCTTACGTTTCTTCACGCCGGGTTCACCTTGTGGTCCTACGCCGACACCTGCAACACCTGCAATTGCACCACCACCCACAGCGTTAGTGGGCGCACCGCCCATGGCTCCAGCATCCTCTTTGAGTGGTTTGCAGACTTTATCGGTGCTACACCAATAATAACCTGCGCCACATTCTTTTTTAAATTCGTTCGACATAGTTTTATTTATGTGATTAGTACCCTGTTCCACCCACATTATAGCCAGTATATACAGTCCACGATGTTCCTGTGCTATTTCCTACCATGACATAACTCTGATTGGCAGTGACGCCACGATTTGATGGCCCCAAATCACCACCTGTCAATTTCGCTGTAGAACTATACAAACCAGAAATGACACCAACATTGTTGTTTCCTCTTGCTTGTACACCAACAAGCAATTCAAGCCATGGATTACCCGCAGTCAAACTTGGATTGAAGAATGTCAATTCATACACCATATTAGGAGAACCTGGTGTACCTGACGTTGATGCCGTACCCTCCCAACGAAGTCTTCTATAGTCTGTGCCAGATGCAATTGTAGACACTCTTTGCCAAGAATTGTCTGTACCAGCAAAAAAGATTTTGTTGAGTGCTGGATTACTTGCACTTAAACCATTGAACACAGTTGAACCAGAACCAAATGTTACATAATAATTTGAGTTTGGGAAAAAACTTGTATAACCAGTGCTGTTATATGTCCAAGTAAAAGGAAGTGATACATTTGTGTTAGCATCGTCACCTGTTGCAGATATGATAGATGTCCAACCAGAAGCAGGAAAAGGACTTTGTGCGCCAGCACCAAGAACGGGTGCTT